GTAAGAATCGGTACCTTGGATGAGTGGCTTAGTCAGCGGTCTGCAAAACCGTGTACGGCAGTTCGAATCTGCCAGGTACCTCCAGTAATGAGAAAAGCTTCGACCAGAAATGGCCGGAGCTTTTGTCGTTTATTGGCTTTCAATACATTAACTACCTTGCCAATTCCCCAAAAAATCGTGCAGTGTAGCCCGATGTGTATCCCGCAATGTTAAAACAATACGATTGTAGCACATGATAAACATAAAAACATACCTTCGTCAATATAAAAACGATACGGCCGGTATCGTATGGATTTCATTTTACGTACAGAGGCAAAAGGTGAATTTCTCTACCAAAGTAGCTGTGTCCTTGAAGAACTGGAACGATAAAAAAGGTATAGTGACTTCCGGTGACAAGCAAGCTGCAGACAAGAATCTGATTATTGAAACCATCCTGGCACGGATTAATAATGTGTTTGTAAAATATCGGCTTCGGGATAAGAAACTGTCGCGTGATCTCTTCTTAAGAGAATACAACCGTCCGAGTGATTATCCTACATTCTTTGATTTCGTCCGGGAGCACATGAAAAAGATTTCGCACCGTACGGAGTTGACCACCCTTCAGACCCACATGAGCGTCATGCGGAAGATAAAGGACTTTAATGCGAATCTGACCTTTGATGACATCACACATGAATGGTTGGATGTTTATTTCGCCCATCTGCGGAAGGGGTTAGAGAACAATGCCAATACGGCTTATAAGAATATGGGGGTATTAAAGAAATATGTATTGGCCGCGTATAAAGCCGGATACATGACCGAGAATCCATTTGAGGACTGGTCTATCAAAAGAATATCCGCCACTTGCGTTTACTTGAATGAGGACGAGTTGAGCAGACTTGTGTCGTTATACAATTCAGGTGAGTTGGATTACAAACTACATAAGACATTGGAGTTTTTTCTGTTTCTGTGCTTCAGCAGCCTGCATGTAGGAGATGCGAAAAAGCTCCAGCTTGAGCAATTTACCGAAGATCATTTCACTTACTTCAGGATGAAGCTCCGCAACAGTAAGCCGGAACCGATTCAGATACCGATTTCTGAACCGCTCCGAAACTTGCTGTTCCGGATTGTAGGTACCAGGAAGAAAGGTCCTTTGTTTGAGGTGATTCAGGCCGATCAAACGATGAATCGTAATCTGAAGGATATTGCCGCCATTGCAGAGATTGATAAACCGATCACTCATAAAGTAGGGAGGCATACTTTTGCGACCATTTATTTGAGGCACACCAAAGACCTTGCGGCGCTGAAGGAGCTTCTGGGACATTCGGACATGAAGGAAACGCTGGTCTATGCGCACGTCATGGATGAGAGTAAGAGGGAAGGTATGCAATGTTTCAATAGCTTCACTCTATAATATAGGGGTAAAAGCCGTACAATCGTGCGGATAATTCATAACATTTTATTTATCAAATAAATGCGGCTGCACCGATTTGTACAAGTTCGTACAAAATGAGGT